CTTGTTGCCCTGTGCTGTTGCGCGCTCCTCCTGCTGCGTCTTCAGAACGTCTTCCAGGTCCTTGATCTGCTGGTCGATGCTCCGGCACTCCTGAAGGATGCCCTGCAGCGCCTCTTTGCTCTCTGCGGTGTCAACTTTGCCCTGAAGCTCTGCCTTGCGTGCCTTCAGGTTTTCAATCATTTTTTCGATTGTCATTTCTTTTTTTCCTCCTGTTTTGGTATTAGATCATTTTGATTTTTGCCCTTAACCGGGCGATTTCGAGGGAAGTCTCCACTTCCTCCGCCTGCTGCCGTCTTGCCGTCTCCACGGCTGACCGGGCGCTCTCCAGCGCCTCCTTGCTTCGGGCGTTTATCTCTGTCGCGTTGTATGCCGGAAATGTCACGGCGGACACCTCCACAACGGAAGAAATAGCTTTAATGCGGCGCAGAGGGTGCTCGCTGTTCAGGTTTTCCCATTCGTCGCGGTCTATCGAAAACATAAACGACATACCGGAAATGTCGCCACGCTGGACGGCGCTCCATAGTGACCGCGCCTCTGCGTTGTTCTCGGTGTCTAAAATTGCCTCGATGCGGAGCCCTTCCGCGTCCTGCGTCAGCTGCATCGTGCTGTTGCCATTGTTCCGGCGGCTGCGTGCCAGCGGGATCCTGCTCGTGTCATGGTTAACAAGGAACCGCACGTCCGAAAGATCGGTAGCGTCCAACGCTCCGGCGTCGATCACTTCGTCAAAATATCCCAGGTCCGTTATGCTGCCGAATACAATCGGCCGGCCGGCGATGATGTGCCCGCGCTCCTGCTCCTCTGCTCTCACCTCGCAGATATAACTCCGCTTTTCTAACTCTTTTTTCATCCTTCTTCCTCCTCGACGGACATCTCGACCGGCTGTCCCTGATTTATTGCAAACGGGAAACGGAACCGCGCCGGATCCGCCTCCTGCTTCGCCCACAAGCTCAACAATTCCGCGATGCGGCTCGTTGGCGTCCCTTCGTATATTGCCTTGTTGTAAACATACAGAAGGATTTCTTCGTTTTCGCTTTGCGGATCCGTTATGCTGCATTCTGTCCCGTTTAGGATTGCCAGCAGAATTGTCTCGATGCGGCTCCGCTCCTCTTTCGTATATGTCCCGCCGTTCAGAATTGCCTGCAGTATCTCCTCGTTGTTGCTCTCCGGATCCGGCAGAACGTTTTCCGCGCCCAGGATATTCTCTAAAATAGCCTCGTTACGACTGAATGCCATCTTGCTCTCCCTCCTCGCTTCCTCCGCTGCCGGATGCGTCTCCGGATGTCGTTCCGGCGTCCTGTCCGACCTGGTATGCGGCCGCGTTCTCCGCCTGGATCCAGTTCAGGCTCATGTATCGCTTGCCTCTCAACTCCTCCAACGGACGAAGGCCGAAGGCCACCCGCTTCTCGTTCTCGTACATCGCGCCGGTCGGGGCCAGAATGTTTACCAGCTCCAGCGTCTGCTCGACGGTCATAAATACCAGGTCTTTCGGGTATAGCTCGATGCGGTTCCCGAAGGCCCGCTCCCTGGGTGTAAATAATTTTTTCGTTAACGCCTGCGAAAATGCGATAACAAGGGGTTCGATCGTGCGCTGGTAGAAGGCAGATAGCTGCTCTTTGTTGAAGTCCCCGCGCAATATGCACAACGGCACCCCGAAATGCCGCAGGATTTTTTCGTCGATAAATTTCAGGGTTTGTTCGTCTACCAGGGCCACGTTCCGCGGCAGCATCGTTAGGTCGTTTTTGATGTCTAACGGTAAAATGCCGCTTTCGCTGTTGCGCAGCTTCTTCTCGAATTCCTGCAGATTCTGCTCCATCGTGTCGTCTGCTAACATGGTGTTGTATTTTATGATGCCGTTAACGGCGTATGATGCCTGCATCGCCTTTGCGACGCCGTGTAACAACTCTTTGTTGATCTCCAACGTCTCCAGAAGGGCCTCATTGTCCGGCATCCCCGCTTCGTTTCCGCCCATATACTCGTTAACGGCGTAATTCTTCCGGATGTGGATCACGTCGTCGTATGGGATCGTTGTCTGGTATGCGTTCCCGAATGTGAACGTTACAAACAGGCGCCCGCTCGCGTCCTCGATGAAGTCGACCTGCTGCGGCTTTATAGGGTAAAGGCCGTCGTAATATCTCTTTTTCGCTCCGGTCTTTTCGTCCACCCATTCGTAATACGTCGGAATGATAAACGCGTTGTAATTCATTAGCAGGAGCCAGGTCGTCTTCTCCAAAAAATCGGCCGTCGTCATCAGCTGGTTCGGGTTGTCTAAAAGGTCCTTTATGTTCCCTTTTACCGGGATCGGATCGTTGTCCGTCGTCCTCACGTGCACCGGGTTTAGCTTTTTCATTTCGCTAACGATGCACGCCAGCGCCTGCTGCACCGCGTCGCTCGCGTAAATGTTCGACCCGAATTGTGAAAATATAGGCCAGTATCCGTTTACGGTCGGCGCCGGTTTCGTCTCTTTTGGTTTTCTCTTAAATAATCCGCTGATCCAGCTCATCTTTTCCTCCGCGTCTTCTCTGTTAACGCCTTAAACTCCGAACGATAACGCCGGAGCATTTCGTAAACGATGGCGAGGCACACCGCCCCGTCGATTCTCTTTGCTGTTTCCTGCTTCACGATCAGGGCCTGTCCCCTGTCGTCTATCTTTATACCGGCATTCCCGAAGCACCATTTGTCGACCGGGTTCTCGCCGTAAAAAATTAGTTGTTTCCGGAAGTCCGCCTCCGTCAGCTTGATCGCGTTGCTCAACGTCTGCGCGTTCTGGATGATCATCACAAGGTCGGAATCGTCTCCTCCTGTTTTCTCCCACCCGTATCCCGCCATAGCCGCCAGCCAGTCCTTTGCGAAACGCTGATCATAGCCGGCACGCCACAGCCTCACCCCGTGTTGTTTGTATAGGTCCATGTAAAACCAGTCCGCGACGGCTGCCAGGTCCAGGTCGTTGCCCTCGGTGATGGTCAGCCAGCCTTCCTTCGCCCATTCCTTATACTTCGCGCCGGCGGTCCGGTCGTCCGAATCCTCCAGCTTGCTCTCCGGTATGAAATAATGCGAAATAATGAATTTTCGCGGGTCGTCCGGTAACATGATCAGGGCCTTTGCGGCCGTCAGGTCGGTTGTTTCCGAAAGATCGACACCGCCGATTGCGTAACATCCCCGGAATTGCTCCAACTCGTACGCGTTCGGGTACGTGTAGTCCTCTAAATTCAGCCACGATTCCGCGGCGTTCTGCTTTATGTTAAAATCCTTTGACAGGACGAAGATCCGGTCGGCCTTGCTCTTTCGTGCCAGGGCCACCTGCTCCTCCATGTACTCCCATTTTTTGACAATCCCCAGCGTCGGGTTGCTTTTCATCCAGAGCCGGTTGCTCCGGTTCCCGTTCCAGACCTCCTGCTCGCTGTCCTGCGTATATAGCCAGGGCAGATAACGCTCCGCCGCTTCGTCGTCGTCCTCCCTCGCGATGATTGCGCGGGCCCGTTTCAATTCGTCGGCCAGGTATCCGTCCGTTAAAAATCCCTCTGTCGTGATCAGGATCATTTTCGGGTTGTCTTTCAAACTCTGCGATTGCTCGATAGATTTCCCGATCACCGCATCCTTCATCTCGTGTATTTCGTCCACGATTGCAAAATCTATGTTGCGGCCCTCTTTGTTCCTGGTGCGGTCGGATAGTTTATATATTTTCGTGTTCGTGACTTTGTTTAATATAAAACGCTGGTTTCGCTTTGTGTCCTGATCCTTCGGGTCGAACATCCGGCGCATCGTGTCGATTGCGTCGTAAACAATGGACGCCTGCGCGTCGTCGTTGCTGCTCGCCACGATGTCGGCGCCTGGATTCCCGACCGCCAGCTCGCTGTCTCCCCAGGCGCTCGTTGTCTCGCTCTTGCAATTCTTCCGGGCAATTAGAAGCAGGATTTTCTTAAACCGGTCTATCCACATCCCGCGCTCCGCGGAATCCTTCGCCATTTTGAAACTATACGCCGCCTCTATTAGTGCCTTTTGCCAGTCCATCAGGATCATGGGCTTGTTATAATACGGCGATTTCGTCAGCCGGATGCAATTCTCCATAAAATCCATACGGAGAAGGGCGTCGCTCGTGTCGTAAATGTAACGGTCGTCCCGCATGTCCTCCGCCAGGTTGTCTAACTCCTGCCAGAGCTCCTGCCCGATCACGATGTCCCCGGCCTCTGCCTTTGCCCGGTAGTTCAATAAATGCGAATTGTCCGGCGTCCAGATGGTTTTCCGCGTTATTATCATTCGCCCGCCTTCGCTCGCATCCATTTCCGGAGCGGGCTCTCCTCCTCCGCTTCGTCTGCTCCGGACGCGTGCAACAAAATTTTCATAATGTTTGTGTATTGCTGCATGTCTTCTTTGCGGAGCTTCGCGGCTGCCGTCTGTTTCTGTCGCTCCGGGTTTTTCGGGTCGACCTTTATCGCCGGCAATTTCCGCAGGGCCTCTATTTCGGCCTCTAAAAATACGGCGTCGGTTATCAATTCACGGAGCAGCGGGTCGTCTCCGACGATTTTCTCGAGCTCCCGCGTCCTGATTTCCATTTCTTCCGGTGTCATGTATCGCCCTCCTGCTCACCGTGCCCCTGACTCTTTGCACCGTTCGATTTCCGGCCCTTTACGCGTCCAGGCGGGTATTCCGTCATATTTGCCCCTTTTTGTGCTTAAATCGCCCGAGAAACGGTCATTTCAAATTTTTTGGATTTTGAAAACCGAAAATCTCATTTTTTGGCGTTCTGTGAAAGAAGCG